TCACAGCGCTCTGCGACGGACTTCGCGGCTGCGCTCGTAGACCCCGGCGGTCGTCGCCGGGTCGGCGTGCAGTTCGGGCAGCTCGCCGAATCTCAACTTGAAGTAGGTCGTGTAGTGCGCTCGCAAGTCGTGGAAAGTGAAGCGCTCAGCCACAACTTTTTCAGCGATTGCTGACGCCATCAGGCGTGCCCACATGGCCTTAAACCCCGCCTCTGAGTACGGGTTATTAGTCCTCGGTGCTCGAAACACCGCGCCCATTGGGTTGTATCCAGGCAGGGCGCGCATCCGGTCCAAGACCTCGCGCAAGGCATCGCTGATGCCGACCAGTTCGCGCTTCGTGGCGTTGCCCCGTTGCTTGGCCCGCTGCAGCCGCACGATCTCATCGTCGACCTGCGGCCAATGCAGTTGCAGGAACTCAGCACGCCGGTTGCCGGTAAGGGCAGCGAACTGGGCCATGCTGACCAGTACCACTGCGCTTGGGCCTTGGAGCAGCGCCCACGCCACGAACGGCTCGAACTCGTGCACCTCGACCAATCGAGTGCGTGGTGCTTCACGGTTTCGGCGCACTTCCTTGCAGGGATTGCGGTCGATGTCACCGCGCTCGATGGCAAGGTTGAAAAGGTTCGACAGCACGGCCACCTCGCGGTTTGCGACGATGGGCGCCTCTGCACGGTAGACCCGGAGGTACTTGGCGATGTCCGCCGGCCGGATGGCTGCCACTACCCCGCGCTCCCAGACCTTGGCCAAGCGAGTCCAGTACTCGGCGTACTGCTTGCGCGTGAGTTCGGAGAGCCGCTTGAAGTCGGCAGTGTTGACGTACGCGCGCCAGAGCTCCCCCACCGTGCCGGCGTCGGTCGACCGGCCGTTCAGGTCCAGCACTTTGCGGATCGCATCAGCGCGGTCGGTTCCCAGGTTGATCGGTTTTCCTCGCAACGGGTGGTAGCGATAGGTGACCTTGCCGTCCTTGCGCGGCCGGGCCTCCATCAGCGGCAGCAGGCCGGTCGCCGATTGGCGGTCGCGCGGGCGGCTCATGCGGCGTGGCTCCAGTCAAGGCCGTTGGCAGCTGGGCGCGTCGTGGTCGGCGTGCCCTTGATGTCGTCGCGGATAACCAGCAGGGTGCCGTCGAGTCGCCGGCGGTAGGGTATCCCCACGGCGTCAAGTGCGCGGGCCTGGGCCGCCGGGCGCTCGCGATGGGTCAGTTCTCGCACCTCATCGTCGGCCAAGAAGGGGAGAGGGGTCGTGCTGCTCGCAGTTGCGGGGGGATGGACCGTGGTCATGGTGCTCATGCTGCCTCCAAAAATGAAAGCCCGCTCAAGGCGGGCTGTGGGTCTGTGGGGTTGGGAGCGCGGTGGGCGCGCGGGGCGGGGCGGCTTGGGGTGGCGGGTCGTGCTGCTGGCTGTCGGTGCGGCCGATCACCGTGGGCGACGACTGCAGGGCCAGGCCCAGGCCGTCGAATATGGCGGCGATGGAGAGGGATAGGACGTTCTTTTTCATGCTGCGCCCTCAAGCCGCACGCCGGCGACGCGGGGCTTCAGCCAATACTGGGTGCAGTAGTCGCCTTCGCAGCGTGCACAGTGGGCGCAGTCGCATTCGAGGTCCGTTTCCCACAGCCAGCAGCGGCCGTCTTGGGCAACGAACTCGTGGGGGCCGTCGTGTCCCTCGGGCAGCACGCACCCATACTTGTCTTCCGCAGCCGAATGACCGTCGCTGTGAATGATGGCGCAGGCGACCGCCGTCATGCTGTGCCTTTCTGGCTCTGGGCGGACATGGCGTCCCGGCATGCCTCGTCAGGCGTGTCACCCTGCCCGGACAGCAGCACCTTTCGATTAGGGCTGATGACCGGAGGCATGCACAGCGGCTTGTCCGTGATCCAGGCCATCCAGCCGGTGGCGCGGTGATACGCCAGCTCGAAATAGGCCGACTCATTGCCTTCAAGTTCCTCGGCGTGGCGGGCGATCAGGGCGCGGATCGCATCCGGGGCTGGCGCTTCCCCACCGGGGGTGGCGCCGATCTCGGGTAGGCCATCGGTCAATTCCTGCATCTTCTCCATCATCTGAGGCGTCCATGTCGGGTGACCGGCAAACCGGACGAGCAGGGCATAGGCCGCGTCGTAGACGTACTCTTTGAGGTCGGTCTGCCCCTCCTTGACGGTAAAGCCATGCTGCAGAAACACCTCGCGGATTTGGTCCCGCGTGGCCGGCGCCGCTTGCTCGGTGGTGGGGGCCGGGGCTGCGAGGGCTGCGACGAGTTTGCAGGCCCTTTCGGACGCGCGGCTTTTCACCGCCTCACTGCCTACCAGGGGCCACGCCGCAACGTGGTCAATGATGGCCTTCATATGGTCGTTCGGGGTGCCTTTCGCACCGGGCATGCCGAGGATGTAGCGCACCGTCGAAAAAGCCAAGTCGGCCTCTGCGGCCGCGCCGGGCGGCTCTGCCTGGGTGTGGGCTGGTGCTGCTGCATGGGTGGCGGCGCCATAGCCCAGGCGGATCAGACGGCATTCCTCATCGCTCGGGTTGCCGATCTGGAGAAGGTCGCAAATCTGTTCGTGGTTGGGCAGCGCCTCCGGCACGGCGGCGGGCGGCTGGGTGGGGGATGGGTTGGGGGCGTTCATGATGGTTCCTTGGCAATGAATCCGATACTTCCGTCCAGAATGGCCGCCTTGATGGCGTTGAGTTCGCGGCTATAGACCGTGGCGTCCACATAGACGCGGAGCCCTTCGCGGTAGTCGTGGCCCTTTCGCCGGATGAAGGCTTCGGCGGCATCTCTCGTGAAATGCTGGCAGACGAATTCCCAACGCTCTTCGGCGTGGTACAGGGTCGAGTCGGGGTGAAGGCGTTCGATGGCCTGGGCTGCGTCGTAGCCGTCTGCCTTGAGAAACTCGCCGTCTACGGCTTCGTTCAGTGCGGCCTGCTGATCGGACTCAAGGTCGTTGAAGAACTGGTCGAGCGGTTCGTCGTGCCCATCTGTGTAGATGCGCAGGATGTCGGAAAGCTCATCAGGAACCGTTTGCCACACGCGTTTTTGCACAAGAAACGCTGCATCGGCGGTGTAGTGCCGATCAACGCCTGCCCCCACGCAGTCATGCCTCAGCCGCGCGACGAAGTCGGCCCAAGTGTCAGCGGTCAGCGCTGCCCCGGTTGCCAATGAATCAGCCATTGCTGGCCTCCTTTCTTGCATTGAGGGTGGGAGGGACGGGAAGTGCGTGCATGTGCGTGTAGTCCCAAAGCCGCTTGTGACTCCACGCCTCATGCCAACCTCGACCTTCTGCATCGGGGTGATCCTCGTTCAGCCATACTGCGGCGACGACGCCGAAAGCGTGCTTAAACAGGAGCGCCTCGCCGTCATCGTCGTAGCCCAGCTCCTTGATCGGCACCCACCCATCAGCCAGCGCTGCATTGGGCTGGGGTGCATCCAGCGCAAAGTCCGCGCCGAGCGTGAACGCCTCCGCAAACAGGCGCTCCGATTCCGCGGTGCGCTGCAGGTGCCCGCGGTGGCCGAAGTAGGCGTCGCGCGATGAGGTGATCGCGTCGATCAGGTCTTGGGATGGGGTGGTGTCAGCCATTGGCGACCTCCGGCTTCGTGTAGCGCCCGCCGGGGTGCCGCACGGCGCCGATCCGGCGCAGCACGGGCACGATGGGCGCGCTGTTGTAGGCCCAGTCGCGGCGCACCCGGTATGCGATCTCCGTGGGGCCGATGGGCTCGCTGGCTGCGTTCAGCACAGCCAGCACCTGCTGGTTTCGTTCTTCGGTGGTTGCCATGCGGCCTCCAGAGGGTTTGTGCCCCGGGTGGGGCGGGGATCAGGCGGCGGCCATCCAGGCCGTCTCGTGGGAGAAGTTCGATCGCACCAGCGCTTCAGACATCGGAGGGCTGACGCTGTTGCCGCACATCCGCACCTGGGCGGTGGTGCTCAGCGGGATGCGCGGCACGGCCAGCGGCGAGTCCGTGGCCTGCTTGCCATCCGCGAAGAGCAGGGCAGGGTCGGGAATCTCCTGGAACTGGTAGCCGGCCGGAAAGCCCTGCGCCAGATACAGCTCGCGCGGCTTCAGCATGCGCAGCGTGATGTCCACCAGCACCCACCACTGGCCCGCGTGATGCATCAGCACCATGTCGGCCGGACTTGCGGGCGCGCTCGGCGTGCTCGGGCGCCAGCGCAGCGGCCGGCATCTGCACGGTCTGCACCAGGCCCAAGCGGTCCTTGCTGGTGATGGTGGATGCAGGGGCGTGAACCGTGTGGTGGTTCTCGCCCATGCCGTAGTACTTCACCATGTAGGCATTGATCAGCCGCTGGTTGCTGCCGGCGGCGGTGATCGTGGACATCGGCGCATCCGCCGCGCGGCCGTCGCCGTCGTAGAAGCCGCCGTTGGCCTGCTCCAGGCAGGCGGCCACCAGTGCGCTTGTGGCGCCGCTGGCCGTCACGGTGTTGAGCGGCATCTCGATGCTGCGGATGCCATGGCTGAAGCGCTTGGTGCCGCACTTGCCCTCGCCGTGGCCCATGTCCACCAGGTGGGCCGCTACCAGCGCCTGCTCGCCGCGGTGAGCGCCTGTCACGGTGCGCAGCGGCTCGCGCGGGTCGTGCCCGCTGCGCTCGCCGTGGTGAGTCAGGTGCGTCAAGTGAGCCGCCACGACCGCCGACTTCACGCCGCCTGCCACCACAGTGCCCAGCGGCTGCTCGATTGACTGCGCGCGCGGATCCTGGCCGGGCCTTTCGCCGTAGCCCACCGTCACGAGGTGCGCGCCTACGAGGCCCTGCGTGATACCGGTGCTGGGTCGCTTCGGCGCGCCGCCGGCCGTGATCGTCGGTAGCGGCGCATCCACCGCACTCCCCACGCTGCCGGTGTTGAACTTGGTGATGTGCGCCGCTACCAAGGCGTGGTGCGTGCCGCCGGCGGACACTGTGGACAGTGGCTGCTCCACGCTGTGCCCGATCAGGTGCTGCTCGGACGTGCCGCGCAGCGGGGCCAGCGTGGGAGCCACCACGGAGAAGTGGCCGCCCTTCACCTGCGCGCACTGTGTCCGCATGGGCTCATCGGCGGGCATCGTGCGCTGGTTGCTGGCGTTCGCGTGCTCGGTCAGGTAGGGCGTCAGGATCGGCTGGGCCACGCAGCTGTCGGCCTTGGCCGTGATGGTCTGCGCCGGGCTATTCACGCTGCGCGCTGGGCTCTGGCCCATCCGGCCGCCCACGCCCACGATGAACGGGCTGGCGCTGCTGAGCACATGGCGCATCAGGCCCTTCGCCACGCGGCGCATGGTGTTGTCCACCAGCGGGCGCTTGCGGCCGAACACGCTCTCTGCGGGCAGCTCGAAGTCGATGCACTCGGCCGCCGTGCGGTAGGGCGCCAGCTTGCCTNGTGTTGTCCACCAGCGGGCGCTTGCGGCCGAACACGCTCTCTGCGGGCAGCTCGAAGTCGATGCACTCGGCCGCCGTGCGGTAGGGCGCCAGCTTGCCTGCCAGTACGCGGCGGTCGGTGGGCTCGGCATGCGTCTGCTCAGGCCAGGCGATGGGCAGGCCGTCGCGGCGCGCGATCAGGAACAGGCGCTTGCGGATCGTGGGTGCGCCGTGGTCGCAGGCGCGCAGCTCGCGCCAGTCCACCGTGTAGCCGTGGCCGCGCAGCTGGCGCACGAATGACTGGAACGTTTGGCCCTTGCGCGCGGGGTCCGGGCGGGCCAGGCCGTCGGCGCCCACCAGCAGCGGGCCCCAGGTCTGGAATTCCTCGACGTTCTCGAGCATCAGCACGCGCGGCTTGCAGAGCGCCACCCAGCGCATTCCCACCCAGGCCAGGCCTCGGATGTGCTTCGCCACCGGCGTGCCGCCCTTGGCCTTGCTGAAGTGCTTGCAGTCGGGCGACAGCCACACCAGCGCCACCGGCTGGTTGCGGGTGACCTCGATGGGATCCACGTCCCAGACCGACTCGCACAGGTGCTGCGTGTGGGGGTGGTTCAGCGCGTGCATGGCCAGCGCCTCGGGGTCGTGGTTGATGGCGATGTCCACCGGGCGGCCGAATGCGCGCTCCAGACCGGTGCTGGTGCCTCCGCCGCCGGCGAAGTTGTCAACGATCAGCTCGCCGGGGAAGGCGAGGGGCAGGGTGAAGGCGTCACGCTTCATGCGGGCTCCTGAAATGAGAAAGCCCGCAATGCGGGCCGGGGGGGTGAGAAATCAATTCGCCGCCCCGACTGTCGGGGCGATACCATCGCGCCTTCACTACAGGGGCCGAAATGCTGGGGAATGTGATTTGCCGGAACGCGGCCGCTGTCGCGCTATCTGTCGCCTGCGCAGGAGCTGCGCACGCAGCAGTCGTCTATGACACTTCGGCCGCACCCGGCGCCATCAGCGGCTACACCGCGAGTGGAAATTTGCAACTCGCGGCTAAGATCACCCTCGACACAGCCGCGGTCGTGGATTTGTTGACTCTCCAGCTGTTTGAATTCGTCGTGCCTTCGGTGATCTCGGTGCGGGTTTGCGCCGACGGTCTCAACGGGGCTCAGCCTGATCTGACCAACTGCACAGCTTTCCGACAAATTGAGCCGCTGCCCCGAAGTGGCGGTAGCTATGGCCGGACGCGCTTCGTCGGCGAGCGGACTTTTTCTCCGGGTGTGCCCGGCTGGGTCGTCCTGAGCGCCTCTTCGGGCGGAGCAGCTTGGGCATTCACCTCGGTAGTGGCGCCGGGGAATGCTTATGTAACAGACCCATCTGGTTCGCCTGCCTGGCAGCCCAGGCCCGCGAACTTACTACTGCGCCTGGAGACGGACGCCGCAGCTGCCGCTTTGGCTTCACTGCGGCCGACACCGGTCCCAGGTATCGGCATGCCAGGCCTGTTGGCGTTGTCGGCCGCTCTGGCGCTTGCCGGCATCGCCGCTTCAAGGCGGCGCGCCTGAGCCTTCTTAGGCGTGGCTGGGAATGTTCCGAACCGCCCGCGCTGGGGCGGGTAGGTCAGGGGCTATCTGCCGGGGTGGGTTACAGCACCAGGTGTGCACCTCGGTAGCTGAGCGGGTCGCGGAAGGGAATGTCGCCCTCGTCCATGTCGTCAAATCCCGATGAGGCGCGCGGCGCCGGTGCTGGGGCTCGGGGCGCTGGAGCAGGCCGGCGTGCGGCAGGCGCCGTCGCCGGAGCGCGCTGCGAGTCGTCGGGCACGCCGCCGCGGGTGAACTCGATGTTCGCCACGCGGCCTACCAGCTTGACACCCTGGCCGCCGTCGCGCTTCTCGTAGGTCTCGACGTGCAGATCCTCGATGTGCATGAGGAACTGAGCGCCCTTGACCAGCCATTGCTGCAGCTTCGGCCCGCGGTCACCCCAGAGCGCGGCGTCGATCCACTGCGTGGGCTGCTTGCCGCTCTGGTCCTTGCGCCCGTAGTTGTAGGCCAGGGCCAATCCGGCTACGTCGTCGCCGCCTTGCGTGGCGCGCAACTCGGCGTCTCGACCCAGCGTGAAGAGTCCAATGAGGGTTGCCATGTGTCGTGATCCTTATGCGGCCTGCTTGGCCTGTTCGTCGTTGGTGGCCAGCGCGGCGCGCAGCGTGTCTTCGTAGCCCTTCACCAGCCGCGCGAACGCCAGCAGGTCGGCCTCGAGCGCCTCGATGGCGTCCTCGTCGCGCGTGATGCGCTTGATGACCATGTGGTTCAGGTCGGGCACCCACAGCACGAGATCCACCCACTGGCGGCCCAGCAGCCAGAGGTAGCCCAGGCACTGGTCCATGTACGCGGAGACATCGCCCTCGGCAACGGCGGTGAAAAGCGTGTCGCTGCTGACCATCGTCTTGATCTCCAGCACGCCGTCGTCATCGATCAGGCCATCCGGGCTCAGGCCGTAGAGGCCGTCTTCCGTGGTGAAGAAGCCCACCTCGTCCACCAGGTTGCCGGTGCGGCGCTCGTACGCCAACCGGGCCAGCGGCTCCTGCTCCGTGCCGGAACGCATTGCGGCGTTCTGGAACTTCGCCGGGGCGCGGCCGCCCACGCGCTCGCGCGCCGTGTCCATGGCGTAGGCCAGGCAGTTCTTCGATGGCCCGCCCTTCGCCAGCTTCTCGCGGCAGTCCTTGAAGCGCGACCCGGTGATGCAGCCCTTGCGCGCGGCCAGCCAGGCCTCGGAGCCCTGTTCGTGGTTGTGGTGGATCATTGCTTGGCTCCTTGCTGGTCGGCGGCCTTGGCAGCCTTCTTCAGGGCGTAGCTCTCGGGCTCAAGCGCTTCGCGGTCGGCAGGCGAGAGACTCTTGATGTGCGCGCTCAGGGAGGCCCAACCGCCCATGGCCGCCTCGCGCGCGGCGGTGATGAGCGCTAGGGGCACGGTGGCGGCGGGCGTGTTGCCGTCGGTGTCGTCTCCGCCTTCGGCCACGCCGCAGATGGCCTTGAGGGTGTAGCGCTCCAGGTAGCTCTTCGTGCTGGCCCGGGCCTGCAGCGGGTTCTTCGCGCCGCCCGCGTCCGGCGGACCGCCCATGCTGACCGTTTCGGAATGGCCGCCCACGTGCTTCAGCGTGCACGTCACCTCCAGCCAGTCCTTTTCGTCGCGTGTCAGCTTCCACGAGGTGCTGAGCCCGTGGCGAGAGAGGGCCGGCGTCACCGCGTCCACCACGTCGTGCAGTTCGGCGTATTCCTTGCCGCGCAGTGGGCCGTCCGTTACCTTGCGGCCCTTCACGATGCGCACGGCCTCGGCCTTGAAAGCGGCGAACGCAGAGTTGTAGGCCTTCTCGGCTTCCTTGCGCTCCCAGCGGTCCTGCAGGTCCATCATCTTCTCGACCTGCTCCAGGCTGGCGCCCTGGTTCATCGCGGCCATCATCATGGCGGCGGGGGAGTTGGCAGCCAGTGCGCCCTGGTGCTGAGTTGCCAGTGGCTGCGCAGCGCGCGGGGCCGTCTCAAGCTCCAGCACTTCGGTGTCGGTTGCTGTGGTCATGTGATCCTCAATGTGGTGGTGGCAGGAATGCGGTGATGACGCCGGCCGCGAAGCCAGCGGCGGCGAAGCAAGCGAGCGTCAAGGCTGCGAGCTGGATGGTGCGGAGGATGGTCAACGGGACAGCTCCGCGACTTGCTGCAGAAACTCCTGGCGGGCCTGCGCGCGGGCGGCGACAGGCGCAGCTTCGACTTCTTCCGCTACGGCCTGGGCAGTCTCCAGTTCGTCAGGGCCGTCCAGCAGGTGGCTTGTGCCCAGAAGGAGCGCCACGGCAAGTGCTGCGGACCAGAGCTTGATGTTCTCGATGGGTGGCATGTTCGATCCTTCAGGTGGTGGCCCGGAAGAGGGCGATGCGCGCCCGGAGCTGGGCGGCGGGTGTGTCGGTGCAGCCGGCGAGAGCGGCTTCGGCCTCTGCCAGCAGTGCGCGGGCGGCGTCGAGGCTCTTGGCCTCACGCTGCGCGCGCTGGCTGGCGCGGATGACTGCGGGCGACGGCAGCGACCAGGTGCGGCGGGTGACGTCGGCTGTCATCCGCCCATCCCAGGCTGCGCCGCAGCGCGGATCTGCAGGTTCAGCGCCACGCTGTCGCGGATGCCCTCGCGGTGCTGCATGTGCTCGATGTCGGCCTGCGCTCGGTGGTCTTCGTCTGCCGGTGTGCCAGGCGCGATCCACACGCGGTGCAGATCGGTGCGGCGGACGGTGGGGTGCTGGTTCATGGTTCTCCCTGCATGAAAAAAGCCACCTCGGTGGGCGGCCTGGTGGGTCAGTGGGATTCGTTCGCCGAGATGGCGTCGGGCCAGGGGATGCCTGACGCGACCGCTGTAGCGACTCGCTCACGCCCCATTGCCGTCATCGTTGGGTGCGTGTGGAGGCAGCAGTCCGCGGCTTCCTCGAAGGATTCAGCGCGCGCAAGACAGATAGGGCACTGCATCGGCTGACTGCCGCCGGCTGTCGGATGGCAATCTGCTGCGTCTGCCTCTTCGCGGTAGACGGACCGGCAGGCCGAGCATCGAAAGCGCTCGTAGACATCCGGCCTGCAGCAGCTCCTTGCGTCGTCCTCGTCGTCATGCGACTCATCGCATATGCTGCAGACCCAGACCATTTCGGTGGGGCCTTCGCAGGTCGCCAACATGTTCGGGCCGTCAGTGTTGAGCTGGGCCAACCGGGTGAAGAAGCCAGCAGAAGCCATTGCGCGCTCCAATGAAAAAGCCCGCATGCGGCGGGCTGGTGTGGTGTAGAAAGACCGCTGCCCCGAAGGGCAGCCGCCGCAGGGTTCGTGGTCCTGCAGCGGCGCGGTGAAGGGCGGCTCTAAGCGGAGACGCCGAAATAGGTGCAGGGCTTCCACCTGCTGCGCTCACGGCCAGGAACTCCCGACCCGCTCTTGATGGTGGCCGGTGCTGATCTCCGGCTTGCTTCCGCGTGCGGTGGGTCCGATCCCCGCGTGCGCCCGCCAAGGTTGATACGCACGTCGTTTGGCTGGGGGTTGCCTGTTTCCCGGTTTTTGATTGAAGGCCGGCACCTTCTTTGCCGTGGGCGGTGTCCCGCTGTGGCCGCTTCCAGTCCCCTAGACACTTGCGCATCAGCCTGCGCATTCACCATCACATCGGCACACTGCGAGACTCCCCGCCCTCGGTTGCTATCCGAGCCTGACGGTTCGACGCGGCATTGCTGCGCGCAGCTGATCAGGCTGCGCCAGTGGGCCGATGTGATGGCCCTCCAAAGAGGGCATTCATTCGCGAACTGATCCCGGCCCAGCTCGCTTGCTTGCCTCCACCCTCGGGCTAGATGGGCGTGCACCTCGGCGGGCACTCAGCTACGGGATTCCTTCGCTGCCATCAGTCGTTGCCGTCATCGCTTACCAGTCGGAGCTGGGGTGGCGATGGGTGAAGTTTAGCCATCACGCAACTAACAGTCAAGCGATCGCTAAACTGATTCGGTAAAATTTCTCCACGCCCCTTGGGCGAAGGAGCAACAATGGAACGAGCGGGCGAAAAAAATCCCACGCGGTGGTGGGCAGGGTGGGCAGGGTGGGCCGGACGCCGGGCGGAGCGCGTGCGGATGCGGCGGCTTTCGGAGCGTGGCGAGTGGGGCTACGTGCCGCCCGGCTGCGTCGTCATGTCGCGCCGCAGCTATCGCATCATCGGCGCGGGCCTCTGCGTGGTGCTGCTGACCAACATGGTCATCCTCGCCGGCCAGTGGCCGTCCGTGTGGGCCCCCTACTTGGCGACCCAGTCCAGGACCACGGGCACCGCTGCAATGACCCCGCCGACTGCAGCGACCAGCGCCACCCAGTAGTTCCGGTCCTTCCACCATGCGGGCCGTTCGAAGGCGGCGGCCTGCCGCCTGAGCAGTTCAGCGTTGATGGCCATCTTCGCGCCATCGTCAAGCACTCCGTCCTCAGGCATCTTCTCGCGCGTCAGGTAGCGCATCAGCTCGTCATCCGGCATTTGGCGAATCCGCTCGACCCTCAACGAGTAGATCTGCGGCGGAGCCGGCGGCGAAGGCGGGTGGACAAAAGCAGGTGGGCGCGGGAAGGAGAAGTCTTCCTCGGCGGCTTTCGCCCGGCGCGGGCGGTACTGCTCCGGAAGCTCGTCCGTGCCAGCCAAGTCAGCAAGCTGCTGGATGCTGAGCCGCTTCTGGGGTGTCTCGTTTGCCATCGATGCCTCCTGATGGGCATCGATTCTCGCAGGGCGGCTGCTTCAGAACGGCGCCTGCGACACGGTGACGCTGGCTGGCCCCAGCCCTGACCAGATCAGCGAGCCGCTCGAGCGCTCGCGCACCTCGAACCAGCCCGGCTGCACCTGGCGCAGCTCGTACTCGGCGGCCGGCAGCGGCAGGATCGCCACGGACGGGAATGGCCCGCCCCATGAGGGCATGGTGAGCAGGGTGGGGTGGTCTGGTGGGCAGTTCATGTCATCGCTTCCAGTCGGGAGCGTCCGGGTGGGCCGCCAGCCACTTGGCGCTGGAGGTCGGCTCGTCCGGCGAGCTTTCCTCGATGGGAAGCCGCCTCACCCACTTGGAGGGATCGAAGGGCGCCAGGGGCGGCGCGTCCATGCTCATGCAAGGGCGAACCAGCCAGAGCTGCTGGTATTCGGCGCAGCGCTTGTCCTCGGGTGTGGTCTTGATCACGTACCCCCTGAACAGGAGCGCGTCGCCCACGACATCCACGACCTCGGGGTCGAACAAGTGCAGCGTAGGCACGGGCGTGGTGCCCCAGTCCGTCAGAAGCTCAGCGCTCCGCATGGACCGCCGGGACGCCATGACCCGGCCCCCATGCTGCTCGAAGACCATCCGCCCGCGGATTGGCGCCGGCCATTCGCCGGGGCGCAGCCGGATGCCATCAAGGCGGAGGGTAGTGACTTCGCAGAACACTGTTCAAATATACAGTGTTTGCAGTCCGCGGGTCCTACCTTTCGCGTGACACGTCGGTTTTAGAGTGAGCCACCTACAGGAGTTGTCATGACCGACCAACCGGCAATCGCTCCGACCAGCCGCCCATGAGAGATCGGTCTCGACTGCCTGGATGAGGTTCGCTAATAGATGAGCGGCTTTAGCGCCGCGCGAAAAGATCTGCTGGTCGGGGTGCGGGCGCGGGCACATCGCGAGAGGCTATGAAGCGCTGAAAAACCCTAGGTGCGCGAAAACCGAGTTGCTCAAACTGTTGCCAAGAAACCCGTTTCAAATCTGTCGCGCTTGCAGATTGTCTCTTGACTCGGGCTAATTTCGCAGTGAGTTTGATGCCGTTCACTACGCACCGCTTGTTACTAAACGTTCAAGCTCAGCCAGAAATGTGGTCGTATCCAAAAAGTAGTTTGGGTATGCTCGTTCTAGTGATGCTATGGAGTCGACCGAAACTAGCACCGCTTCAGAACCTGGGGTGTTAGCGATGCGCGCTTCCTCACTAACATATTTTTCTGAAGCCTCAACAAGCTGTGTCTTTTTGAAGCCCGTCACGCGCATTTGATGTTTAGATGGCTCCAAGGTAAGCAAATAGTAATGGTCCCCCTTTTTGAGCCCATCTTTTGCCACTCGAATTGCCTGCTGGTACATCGTTAGGACGGACCTGACATTCAATCTCGCCTCAATGTCGCGGATCTCGGCATTCAAACTTTTTTCTTCAAGCGGCGTACCCGGCACCATTGCAGGGCATCTTTCTTTGATTGCAAAGGCGCTGCCCATCAAAGAGAAAAACCGAAGCCATTGAGCCTCACCCATGCTTGATTTCAAAGCCTGCTGAAGGAACGTTCCCACCGTTTCCACAGCGGTTGCCCAGGTGTGCTGAAGTCTCGTCCGAATCTGCATTTCTACGAAAAGTCCGTTATAAACTGACGGGCCTTCGCGGTCGCTGTTGTACCGATAGATCATATGCACGCCGCGGTAACCAGATTCTTTTGGGTTGTTGATGTAGTCGTCCAATGAATCCAGCTTGTGCTTGATATCGCTTGTTGTATATTTTTCTACCAACCGCTCCACGTTTTTAACACTGCTCAAAATCGCTCGACATCCGCCTATATCTTGCATTTGAGACATTCGCATGCGTGGAAATCGTGCTAATTTGGCTTCGATCGACGACATTCTCTTAATTCGCTGAGCAACCAACCGACTGCCGTCAATATCTTGAGATTTTTTTCGCAGTGTTACTTGGAAAGTGTTGAGCGGAAAATTATGTGCTGCACGCCAATTGTTTACAATCACCAAGGCGCTCGTGTCTCCACCACCATCGTTAGCGCCAGGATTGACGAGCATTTTTGCGGCTCGATCGATCTGACCTTTCGAATAGATTGGTTTTGCCCATTCCATAGCGGCTCCTCGGGATAAAAAAAATCCGCCAATCACAACGATGGGCGGATGATTCGCCGGGATTCCACCGGCGTCAGTGCTTAAGTCAAGCACCTACCAGCGATCATGCCTTAAAACAAGTTCGAAGGCAACAACTGTCAACGGCTGATAACACGTTGGACGGAGGAGAGACAGCTGGGCGGTAAGAAGACAGCGGTGGATTAGCCGCCGGACCGACGCTACGTTCCGTGCCTCCCAACTATTCCCCCTCCGCCACCTCGCACGCCCTCGCCAACAGCACCATTAGCGCCCCCGCTGCGCTCGCCCCCACGACCCACCTCACGCGATTCCTGTGCGCCACCTCGGCCGACTGCTTGGGCGTGGCCGGCGGCGGCGGGCGCCAGTCCGCACAGGCGCTCCGCACTTGGGGCACTCGTCCGCCAGCTCGTCCACGTCCGCTTCGCAGTTTGTGCAGGCGTAGGTGGCCATGAGTGGGCGGCGCTCAAGCGCAGGGGTGGGATTGGGCGGAGGTCAGCGCCTAGCGCCCACTCTCAGGCACTGGCCGTCAAGTGATTGCGGCGGCACTCGGGACGCGTCTTTTTTGATGGTGGAAAGCTTTTCGAAAGGCCTTCCAGGCCGGGTGCGGAGTTCCCGTGATTCATCCACGCCCAACCCGACCCAACTGCCGTCTTGGAGAGCGAAATGGTAGACGTCCAAGACTTTCATTGCCGGCCCTTCCGGGTTCAACACCAACGCTTGCGCCTCGGCTTCGGAGGCGGCCGTCGCCCCCAGCGTGAGGTACGAAACTCTGAGCACGCCTTCGAGCGGCGACACGAGGGAATCCGTCTTCTTGACGTCGAAGCTGGTTTGCAGATCGCTCCGAGAGGTTTTCCTCCAGTTCCCATCTGGCGACTGGGAGACGATGCCGTCTGTGGCAGGAAAGAGAGCGGAGCACCGCTCCACGATCACCTTGAAGGCTGCGAGCGCTTCGGCGTCGGAGGGGTTGCGGGCAGTTGCGGCCCCGGCAACGCCGGCAACCAGTACAGCCAACAGAATTTTCTTCATCTACCTCTCCTTCAAAGCTTCGCGCCCATCCACACGGCCTGGCCAATCACTTGGTGCCCGTTGCCAAAAGGGAAATCCGGGTATCTCTTCTTGTCTGTGTTGTCAGATCTGGCGATCCAGCGACCGTCCTCTTGAACCACTCGCTTGACGACAGGACCTTCGCCGTCCACAAACACGAAGATCTTATTCTTCACCGGGTCCTTGATCTTCGTGTTGACCAGCACGACGCTCCCGTCCCAGACAGAACAACCCATGCTCTCGCCGGTGACGTTGAGGATCACCCCCTCTTCGTTCTTGTAGATGCCACAGTCGCGTAGGAAGTCGCTTCGGAAGGACAGGCCGCCGATCGCCTCGACCTCGCCATGCGGTCGGCCCTCCCCGGCGGCAACGCGGACATCCAGCCAAGGGATCTCCATCGACTTTTCCCCAACGCCTGCAGAAAACTGGCTGCCAGCTTTCTGGTTCGTCGCGCCCGGGTAAGGCTGGTCTACAGGGATGCCAAGAGCCTTTGACTCTTTCGGAGTGGGCCAGGAGTTGTTGAACCAGGCGCGCGGCAGGCCAATCCGCTCAGCCCATTCGAAGCCTGCGTCTTCTGCGAATGGCTGCGAGCCGAGGACTTGCGACAAACGGCTCTTGGAAACCCATTCGTGGGCGTCCATGAACCGCTTGCGCTCGTCGCCGTAATCCGTCTTGATGAGGTGGGCCAGCCGGGCCTTGCGGTGGTCGTCGCGCATGTTTAGCGGAAGATAAACTATTGAGGTTTAGCGATCGCTTGACCTATGGTTGCGTGATGGCTAAACTAAGGCCATGAACTTCAAAACTTGGCTTGGACAAGAGCGGGGGCGGACCAAAGCGCTGTCCTCTCACCTCGGCGTGTCGCTCGCACGGGTGAGCCAGATGAGCGGCGATGGTGTGCCCGTGCATCACATGCCCGCAGTCCGGGATTTCACCAGTGGCGAAGTCTCCATCGAAGAGATGGTTGAAGAGCGCGCAAGCGCTCGCTCCGCCCCCGCCAAGGAGGTGAGCCATGGCTAAGGTCGAGACGTCCCGCATGTTTGCGCTGGCCCTCGCCGAGGCCTTGGGCCTGCAGACGGATCGGCTCATGAGCTTTTCCGTTGATGCAGGTGGCGAGACAGGGAGTCCGGTCGTTCTCATCCGGGCGGTGTATGTCGCACCTCGGGGCGCCGGCGAGGCCGCGGCGACCCATGTGCGCAGCTTCAATCTGATTCCTGGCCCGCAGACGTGCCAGGAAGGCGAGAACGTGGATAGATCAGAGTCCCTGAAGACGGGATTCGAAACGATCCATCGTCCAGCTTCTCCAGCTCTTCCTCGCCAAGCTGACACCACCGCGCAGACACCTGCCACTCCTCCCAGCCATTGCGGAGGCTGTGAATGCGGAACTCCTTCCTGAACGGCTTCACGGGGTACGTGTTGCCTTCCAAGTCGCTCATCACCACGGTCCCCCGCTGGACCGTTCTCGTCTCCGTATTGCTCATGTCTGCCCCTTTCGTTGGCGTGGTTGGTTGCACTTCCATTCTCCAGCGTCTGAGGGCAGGCACCCATCCCCACCGCCCGGCCTGAGGCCGCGCACCCCACCAACCCCAACCCCTCATCTCGAAAGCCCAAACCATGTACGCCGATCCGGCCCACATCCGCAACGAACGTGTGAACTGCAGCTTCAGCCAAACGGAGAAGCGCGCTCTGGACGCCATCGCGGAGCTGAACGGGTGCCAGCCATCCGCCTTCATGCGCAGGCTGTTTCGTGAGTACGTGGAGCGGACTGGTCATGAGCTGAATTCTTCCGCGCCTGTCTCCGCAATGCCAGGGACGCACTAGCCCCTGACGCGTTCCGACTGCGTTACTGAAGCCCCCTGTGAGCGATCACAAGCCTACCCCCACGCCTCTGGAGCTCAGCGCTGCAGACGCCGCCGTCGCCGACCAGTACGCGGCGAAGTGGGGCTGCACGCGCGACGAGGCCGTCACGCGGATGGTGGCCGAGCAGCTGCGCCACCTCTACGCCCAGCCGCGCCGCGCCCCCGCCCGCGTGCTCCCTTTCCCCAAGCGCTGACCGTTTCCGTAACGGAAAAAGCACGGAGTCGTCCATGAACACCGCCCATCTCGTGCGCGCCCACGATCCGCTCAGCAGCGTGCTGGCGGCCGAGCGCACCCCTCAATTTGCCGGTGGCCACTGCGCCCGCATTCTGGCCGCATTGCGCAGCCATCCCGCCACCGCCCATGAACTGCAGGCCACCACCGGATTGACCGTGGTGCAGATTGACCGCCGGCTGCCCGACCTGCTGAAGGCCGGCCAGGCCCGCGTGGTTCAGTTGGGCGGCGATGACCTGATGCGCGGCGGCGCGCGGGTGTGGGAGGCGGCGTGAGCGTCCGCGTCATGACAGCGGTGTTCGACCGCTACCCGAACGGCGGCGGCGAGATGCTGACCGCGCTGGCTCTGGCCGACCACGCCAGCGACGACGGCACCCGCGTGTTTCCTGGCATCAAGGCCCTGGCCGAGAAGACGCGCCAGTCCGAACGCACGATCCAGTACCAGCTGCGCCGCATGGAGGAATCTGGCTGGCTGATCCTTGTCAGCGCCGGCAACGGTGGCCGCTCGATGACCAGCGAGTACCGCATTTCGCTCGATTGGATAAAGGGTGCAGAAATTGCACCCATTCAAAAGGGTGCAAGTGACGACGAAAAGGGTGCAACCGGCGACACGAAAGGGTGCAAACCAGCGCAGGAAAGGGTGCAACCCGTTGCACCCGCAAATAACCGTCATAGAACCATCAGTGAACCATCACTGAATCGTCCCGCCGCTGCCGCGCCGGCCAAGCCAAGCCGCGGAACCACGGTGCCATCCGACTTCGCTCCAGACCAGACTGCCGTGGGCATCGCTGCCGAAACCGGTGTGGACCTGCAGGCTGAGCTGGCGAACTTCCTCGACCACCACGCCGCACGCGGCACGGTCTTCAAGGACTGGCAGGCGGGCTTCCGCACCTGGCTTCGCAACGCCGTGAAGTTCGGCCAGCAGCGGGGGCAGGGCGCAGCAGCCCAGCGCGGCCAACAGGGCCAGCACCGATACGCCGCCGCGGCGGCAACGATCTACAAAGGGGTGAACCTGTGAACGACGTCTCCACCCTGGCGCACGACGCCATCCACCAAGCCGGCCAGCAGCCGCGCGCACGCCGCGAGGCATCGTCCACCACCCGCAAGCTGTTCGTGCTGCTGCACGGCTCCTACGGCAACCTGTTCCTGTCGAAGTTCGCCACCGGCGAGAAGTCCGATGCCGGCGGCGACAAGGGCGTGGCCGCTGCAATGCTGGTGTGGGACGCGGCCCTGGCGAAGTTCGCGCCCGATGTGGTCGAGGCCGCCGCGCACCGCCTGATGGCCGAACACCTCGAGTTCGCGCCCAACCTGCCGCAGTTCGTGAAAACCTGCGAGGCCGCCACGCCGCGCAAGACCTACGCCGAAGAGAACAACCTGCCGCGCCTGCCGGCCCCGGTGGCCGCGCCGCGCGCGCCGGTGGACTTCGAGGCGAAGAGCGACTGCAAGAACTGGGCGCGCTCGATCATGGCCCGCGACCAGGCTGGCGAAAAGATCAAGCCCTTCACGCTGCAGGCCGCGCGCCAGGCGCTGGGCATGGAAGGAAAGATGAAATGGCACTGAGCGATGACATGTCAAACCTGCGCCCACTGGTCGCCCAAAGCCAACCCCGCCATGGCGCGGCACGGCCTCGCACCGTGTGCCCTGGGCAAGCACTGGACCACGCTGCCACCGCAGCACGCCTGCCCGAAGCACCGGCCTGCGCCGGCGGATGTGCAGGCTGCCCGCGTGACGTGGCTGGAAAGGCTGCGCTGATAGAGGTGGACGAGGACGGCCGGCCGCACCAGCGTCGCGCCGCCGCGTCTGAGGTCATTCACACCACCGAGCGCGAGTGGTTCAACGTGGGGGAGCGGGTATGAACTGCAAGCCTGGGGATCTGGCAGTAACGCACGGGATGCCAATGGATAACGGCCTGATCGTGGAGGTGCTGCAATCTGTCGACAACCGGGGGTGGGAATACCTCGGGCCATGCTGGATGGTGCGATCCCTGGGCTCGCCATTCCACATGACGCCGACCACGCGGTCTCAGAATGCGGCACTGCCCGACGCTTGCCTGCGCTCCATCCGCGACCCTGGCGGCAACGCCGTGGACGAAACCCTGCAGCGCCTGCCTGCGCCGAAGCGTGAAGAGGTTGCAGCGTGAAGCCCCGCATCCGAATGATCGCCGGGGTGTGGCACTGCGGCCTGCGCGGCGCGCGCGGCAAGCAGCTGGGCGTGGGCTTCACGCCGCTGCAGGCGTACCGCGACTGGTGCGGGGTGCGCAATGGCTGAGCGCATCACCCTCTCCATGCGGGAGCCCGTCCAGGCCCACAAGGCGCTGATGCACGCGTGGACGCACGCAAAGGCTTGGCTGATGGCTGGGCATCGCCTGGTGCTGGAGGTGCGACCAGAGACCCGGCGAGACGGTCACAACCGCCATTTCCACAGCCTGATCGGCCAGATCTCCCGGCAGCTGGGCGGCCAGTTGGCTGATGCAGAGGATGCCAAGCGCATCCTGATCTCGGCCTTCAAGATTGACACGCGCAACGATCCCGACCTGGCTGAAGACTGGGCCAAGTTCGGCGAGGTTCGCATGGGGCACGGTCTGCGCGGCGAGGTGGTGCTGATGGGCGTGCAGTCGCGCGACTTCACCATCAAGCTGGCCCGCGCCTTCATCGAATGGCTGTACGCATTCGGTGTGGAGCAGGGTGTCCAGTTCAAGGCCTGGGAGGGCGACCAGTGACCTTCCGCCGCACCCGCTGCCCGCACTGCAAGGGAAAGCTCGAAGCCGGCCAGCGCATCCACCCGGACTGCATCGACGGCTACGCCGAGGCCCAGGCCGCCAAGGCCGAGCGCGCCGAAGCGAAGAAGGCCCGCGCCGCCGCCAAGGTGGAGAGGGCGGAGACGCGCCGGCGCAAGGAGGCAGCAAAGCGTCAACCGCAACTCATGGCCGAGGCCCAGGCCGCATTCAACGCATTCATCCGCGCCCGGGACGAGGGAATGCCGTGCATCTGCTGTGGCAAGCCCTTCGAACCGATGAAGCCGGGCGGGTCGGTGGACGCAGGTCACTTCCGCAGCCGCGGCGCTGCTGGGCACCTCCGCTTCCATGAGGACAACTGCTTCGCCCAAAGAAAGAACTGCAATCGCCCGGGCGGCACGACCTACGCCGCTTTCCGGGCCGGCGTGGTCGCCCGCATCGGAGAAGGGCGAGTGCTGGCGCTGGAGCAAGACAACGGCGTCCACAAGTGGACGCACGACGAGCTGCGCGGCATCCGCGATCACTACCGGGCGGCGCTCAAGGAGCTGCGCGCATGACCCGCCCGCCGCGCTTCGTCCCGCCGCCCTGCAAGTTCTGCGGCGCTTGGACTGAGGTGCTGGAGACGCGCCGCTACCCCGATGGCACCGCCCGCCGCCGCATCCAGTGCGGCAACAACCACCGATTCACCCTGCCCGAAGAAGTAACGCGAAAGAAGAAACGACCATGCTGAACGAAACCCCCCGCACCGTGGAAGAGGCCTACATCAGCGCGGGCTCATCCACGAACCTCCGCGTCGAGGCCGACCGCATGGGCGACGCCGACATCCTGATCGCCGCCGGTTGGGCGCCTTGCATGCTGGGCGGCCAGCTCACCCGCTTGCGGCGCGAGTGGGACGGCTGCAGCAAGCCGCCGCTGTGCTCGGTGACCGACGCCAAGCTCGTGATGGGTAGCCTGAAATCGCTGGGCGGCGTGCTGGACGCGCTGACCGTCTGGGCCCAGGCCAAGCGCAACCCCGAGCCGGCGCGCTTCGCCCTGGCCATCACCTCGCACTGGCTGAGCGACACTTGCAATGCCTGCCAAGGCCGGGGCAATGAGTCGATCCCCGGCACGCCGAAGCTGGGACGGACTTGCAAGAAGTGCGGCGGGAGCGGTAAGGCGGCGGTGCCGATGGGGCAGGACGGGCGCAAGGCGCTCAACATGCTGGACCACTGCGTGACGCGCGCCGGGGCCTCGATGCGAAAACGCTTGCGCGCATCGATGGGCAGGCCAGCATGAGAAAGAACGCTTCGTTGGAATTGACCCAGGAGACTTTGCGGAGCCTTCTGGATTACGACGCTGGCACGGGGATCTTCCACTGGAAGGTTCGCCGACACAGCGTTGCCCCTGGCAGTGTCGCGGGGAGCAGCGATGACAAGGGGTATGTGCGTATCTGGGTCTGCCAGCGGGCGTAAAAGGCGCATCGATTGGCTTGGCTGTACGTGAACGGTGCGTGGCCTGACGGGCAGATTGATCACATCAACGGAAACAGGGCTGATAACCGTATCGCCAATCTGCGGGTGTGCTCGAACGCCGACAACGGCCAAAACCGAGGGGTGAACGCGAACAACCGCTCGGGCTCGCCTGGTGTTTCGTTCCACAGCAAGGCGCAGAAATGGCAGGCGCACATCGGTATCCAGGGCGTGCGACACGCACTCGGGTTTTTTGCCTCGAAAGAAGACGCTGCGGCTGCATACGTGGAGGCAAAGGCGCAGCTCCACCAGTTCAATCCGTCGATTCGTCTTGCATGAACCTCGGGCGTCGGTTTATACTGCAGCCGTCGATTGCACAGCCTGCTGAGGCTGTCGCCCGGCGACTCTCTGCTCGACACCCGAAGCCCCGCACGTAGCGCCTTCGGCAGGACTCGACGGAGAAGCTCGCCCAAAGATTTCAAAGCCACCCTTGCGGTGGCTTTCTGCTTTCTGGCTGCGGATAGATTGGCCCGCCGACAGGGGGCGCACACAAGGGCCGCCCTGTGGTGCGGAGGCTAGGACTTGACCGGAGCAGCAGGTTGGGCAAAACGCTGAAGCACAGCGATGTCCGTCCCCAGGGCATTCCGACTTCCATCCCCGCCGATTTGAAAGTAGGCGCCGCTCTGGGTTGCAACTTGCATGAAACCCGCGAAGCAATCAGCGGGAAGCGACATCGACCCCACTGCGGAATTGTCCGCAAGCTGAAACGATGGGCCCTGCAGCTCTGACGATGAGCTGAATCCGATGAAGAGGGATGTCTCTCTCTGTCCCTCGCGATGGCCGTTGAGCTCAATCACTCCAGTGGCTCGCGGTAGCGCATAGAAGGGCGAGAGGAAGGGCTGGCCGCCGCCGAGCGCCAAACACCGCGCCGACTTGACCCGGAACCGGACGTAGCTTCCCCACGCTGCGGACAGGTCCAGAGGGACCATTTGGGGCATGCCCGATGAGTAACCGGGGCGGCGATGTAGTGGGTGCATGGTCATGGGCCAGTATGCGCCATAGCGATCAAAGGTCGTTCGACGTGCTCCGAGCCGTAGCCCGATGAGAGCCAGAACATGACCAAGCCCCGCATCCCCGCTGCTGCCACCCGCATCCCCATGGCCCAGGCCACTCGGATGCAGCAGGCGCCGCGCATCGGGGCCACGCACCGGGACCGGGGCAGAGTCAGGCAGGAAGCCCGGCTGCGCATCTGGCTGAGGGACGGTCCCAACTGCAAGGGCTGCAACAAGCTGATCGACATCACGCCCGGCACACCTGACCCCTTCGAGCTGGACCACACCGTCCCGCTCTGGAAGGGTGGCAAGGACGCCGACCACAACCGCCAGTGCCTGTGCCCTGACTGCCATGACGCCAAGACGAGGGGCGAGGCAGCGGAGAGGGCGAGGGCTGGCCACCCCCGGGATTGAGGGCAACCCGGCTGCTCAGTCGAGGGGAGGCTGATCGGGATCCCGCAAGCTCGCCTGGAGCAGTGCAGTCTCGACTGCGCCCCGGTCCAGTAGTCGAACCATTCCATCTTTGTGCAGGGCGTAGCCGCCGGACGACCAGCTCTGCCCAAGCGCTCCGATGACGCCGCGATACTGGATCGTCCCGAGGAAGTCCCAGCCGGGTAGTGAGAACGGTTGGTAGGCCCGCCATCCAGGGCCTACTGTCACTGCAACAGACGATCGGTTGCCAGGGTGATCCTCGTAGGGCATCTGATGATTCTGCCTCAAGGTTATGACTCTTAGGTGGCGTCAGAGAGCCTCCACGGCCCGCCTAACCCGTCCCAGCGGCGTGCGTAGGGCTGAAGGGCCAGGGGCAGGGGGGTGGGTGAAAGGCTGAAAGGCTTTGCCCCGGATACCGCACTGTTCCGCACGGAGGGAAATTTTCTCCCGTATTCAAATTAATCAAATGGAGTAGGTCATGCCCGGAGTCAAAGGACGGAGCGGCGGCGCCCGTCCTGGGGCTGGCCGCCCGAAGAAGGACCCTGCCGACGATCTGACGATTGCCACGAATGGCAACCAGACGCCGGCCGAGTTCCTGACAGCTGTGTACAACGACAACATGGTGGCCGACAAGCTGCGGATCGACGCGGCGAAGGCCCTCCTGTCGGCTGAGGTGCGGCGCGCCGAGAACGGCGGCAAGAAGGAGCAGGCCAAGGCGGCGGCGAAGACGGCCGGCGCTGGTCGGTTCGCTTCGGCCGCCCCTCCGAAGCTGGCAGCCGCTGGCGGTAAGAGGGTCTGATGCCCGAATGGACAACCGCATGCCCAGACTGGGCGGATCGCCTGCGGGCGGGTCGGTCGATCATCCCGGCACCCATCTTCCCGGACGAGGCCGAGGCCGGCCTGTCCGTTATGCGCGAGCTGCGCATCGTGGACGCGCCCGGCAGCCCGAGGATCGGCGACGCCAGCGGCCAGTGGGTGTTCGACCTGGCGGCCTCGATCTTCGGCGCCTACGACGCAGAGAGCGGCCGGCGGCTGATCACGGAATGGTTCGTGATGCTGCCAAAGAAGAATTTCAAGTCCGGCCTGGCCGCTTCGATCATGCTCACCATGCTGATCCGCAACTGGCGGAAGTCGGCCGAGTTCACCATCCTGGCGCCCACCCTGGAGGTCGCGCACAACAGCTTCGGTCCCGCGAAGGACATGGTGACCTACGAGGAAGACGGCGACGACGGCGAGCTGGCCGATCTGGTGCATGTGCAGACGCACATCAAGACGCTGACGCACCGCGAGATGAACGCCACGCTGAAGGTGATCGCCGCTGATGCGAACACCGCGGCAGGCAAGAAGTCGGTGGGCGTGCTGGTCGAAGAGCTGTGGCTGTTCGGCAAGCAGGCCAACGCCAAGGACATGCTGCGGGAGGCCACCGGCGGCCTCGCATCGCGGCCCGAGGGCTTCACGATCTACATCACCACCCAGAGCGACGAGCCGCCGCAGGGGGTGTTCAAGGAAAAGCTGGAGTACGCGCGCGACGTGCGCGACGGCAAGATCATCGATCCCCAGTTCGTGCCCATCCTCTTCGAGCACCCGCCCGAGCTGGTGCGCAGCGGCGAGGCCCGGCTGCTGGAGAACCTGCCCATGGTGAACCCGAATCTCGGGTACTCCGTGGACCGGGCCTATCTGGAGCGCGAGTTCCGCAAGGCCGAAGCTGAGGGCGAGGCGTCGCTGAAGGGATTCCTGGCGAAGTACGGGAACGTCGAAGTCGGCCTGAACCTGCGCAGCGACCGCTGGCTGGGCGCCGACTTCTGGGAGGCCGCTGCTGTCCCGGTGTTCACGCTGGAAGAGCTGCTGGAGCGCTGCGAGGTGGCCACCATCGGCATCGACGGCGGCGGCCTGGACGACATGCTGGGACTGGCGGTGGTCGGGCGCGAGATCGGCACCGGCCGCTGGCTGGTCTGGACGCGCGCCTGGCTGCACCCGATTGCACTGGAGCGCCGCAAGTCGGAAGAATCGCGCTACCGCGACTTCGCCAAGCAGGGCGACCTGGTGCTGGCCGCGCAGGTGGGCAAGGACATCGCCGACGTGGTGGGCATCGTGTCGCAGGTCGTGGAATCTGGCCTGCTGGACAAGGTGGGCGTGGACCGGGCGGGGCTCGGTGGCATCTACGACGCGCTGGTGGGCACGGATGACAAGGCGGGCCCGGTCAAGGCCGACGAAGTGGTGGGCATCCCCCAGGGATGGCAGCTGCAGGGCGCGATCAAGACAGCCGAGCGCCACCTGGCGGCGAAGCGAATGGTGCACAGCGGCCAGCCGTTGATGGCTTGGTGCGTGGGAAACGCGAAGGTGGTGGCGGTTGGCAATGCCATCTCCATCACGAAGCAGGCCAGCGGATTCGCCAAGATCGACCCGCTCATGGCGCTCTTCGACGCCGTCTATCTCATGGCTCTGAACCCGGAGGCAAAAGGCGGCCTGGATGACTGGTTGAGCAACCCAATACGGACGGGCCGGGCATGAAACAACGACCAAAAACCGGCATCGTCAGCCGCGTGCGCGCGGCCATCGACGGCTGGGTGCGATCCTTCAGCCTGCGGGACAAGGATCTCTACACCGACCGCGAGATGGACAGCGAGGCGGGCGTCGATGTGACGCCCAAGGCTGTGATGCAGGTGGATGCCGTCTGGAGCTGCGTGCGGCTGATCTCCGAGACCATCGCGACGCTGCCGCTGTCGATGTACGAGCGCACGTCGGTGGGAAAGAAGATCGCCAGCCAGCACCCGCTGCACTTCATCATCCACGACCAGCCCAACAGCGACTCCACGGCGTCGGTGTTCTGGGAGGCGGTGGTGGCGTCGATGCTGCTGCGCGGCAACGGGCGCGCCGAGAAGCTCATGGTGGGCGGCCGGGTGGTCGGGCTCATGTTTCTGGACCCGAACAAGCTGGTCATCACGCGCAACGTCAACGGCAAGAAGATCTACCAGTACCCGCGAGCAGACGGCACGCCCCGCGAGATCCCCGTCGACCGCATCTGGAACATCCCGGGCTTCACCCTGGACGGCGAGACGGGTGTTTCGGTGATCGCGTACGGCGCCAAGGTCTTCGGGTCCGCAATGGCGGCAGAGCGCGCGGCGGCCCGCACGTTCCGCAACGGCCTGCTGCAGACCGTGTACTACAAGGTGTCCACCTTCCTGAAGCCTGACCAGCGGAAGATGTTCAAGGCCGAAATTGTGGGCTCGGCGGAGCGGGGCGAGACTCCGTTGCTGGAAGGTGGGACCGATGTGGGCACCATCGGCATCAAGCCCTCGGACGCCCAGCTGCTGGAGTCGCGCTCTTTCAGTGTGGAGGCGATCTGCCGCTGGTTCCGCGTGCCGCCTTGGATGGTGGGGCACACGGAGAAGTCGACCAGCTGGGGGACCGGCATCGAGCAGCAAATGATCGGCTTCCTGACTTTCACGCTGGCCCCCTGGCTCAAGCGGATTGAGCAGGCCATCAGCAAGGACCTGCTGACGCCGGCGGAGCGGGTGCGCTACTACCCCAAGTTCGCCGTCGAGGGCCTGCTGCGCGCCGACAGCGCCGGCCGTGCCGCTTTCTTCGGCGTGATGGTCGACAAGGGCATCTTCACCCGCGACGAGGTCCGCGAGCTGGAAGACATGCCCGCGATGGGCGGTAACGCCGCGGTGCTGACCGTGCAGTCGGCCATGACCACGCTGGACGCCCTGGGCCAAGACGGCGGGGCGGAACAGATCAATCAGGCCCGGGCCGCTATCCGCGCGCTCCTGGGATTCGAAGACGAGCCGAAGAAGGGCTGATCCATGAGCATCAAGAATTTGCCGGGCGCACCGATGGGCCGCCCGAGCGCCAGCGTGCGCAGCGAGATCCTGCCGCGCGCCCTCGACCGGTGGAATCCGGAGGTGCGCGCCGCTGACAAGGACGAGGAACGCACGATCAGCATCTACGACGCCATCGGCTACGACCCATGGACTGGCGAGGGCGTGACGGCCAAGCGCATCGCCAGCGCGCTGCGCAGCCTGGGCAAGGGTCCGGTGACGGTGAACCTGAACAGCCCGGGCGGCGACATGTTCGAGGGGTTGGCCATCTACAACCTGCTGCGCGAGCACGAGGGCGAGGTGAACGTGAAGGTGCTGGGCCTTGCGGCATCCGCCGGCTCGGTCATCGCGATGGCCGGCGACACAGTGCAAATCGCCCGTTCCGGCTTCCTCATGATCCACAACGCCTGGGTGGTGGCCGCCGGCAACCGCAACGACCTGCGCGAGATCGCGGCCTGGCTGGAGCCCTTCGACGCTGCGATGGGCGACATCTACGGCGCGCGCACCGGTCTGGAGTCCAAGGCCATCGCCAAGTTGATGGATTCCGAGTCCTGGATCGGCGGCAGCGCGGCCATCGAACAAGGCTTCGCCGACGAACTGCTCGCATCCGACCAGGTGGGCAAGGGCCAGGGCAGCGCCAGCGCCAGCGCCGTGCGCCGCATCGAGGCCGGGCTGCGCGCCAGCGGCATGCCGAAGAGCGAGGCCATGCGCCTCATCAGCGAAATCAAGTCCAGCGCGGGTGATCCCGCTGGCGGCGGTGAGGGCGATCCCACCGGACGAGTCGACCCCGGCTCTCTCAGTGCAACTGCGGCCCTGGCCGCTTCCCTCATCTCCATCCAATCCTGAAAGGCCCACCATGGCACTCGAACAAGACATCCAGACGATCAACGCAAGCCTGAAGGCGGTCGGCGATCAGCTCAAGGCGCAGGCCGAAGCCGCTGCCAAGGACGCCAACCTGACCACTGAAACCCGTGCGAAGGTGGACGACCTGCTGCTCAAGCAAGGCGAACTGCAGGCGAGCCTGCAAAGCACCCAGCAGGCGCTTGCCAAGCTGGAGAACAACGGCGCCGGCGGCGACGTGCAGCACCAATCCCTGGGCGCGCAGTTCGTGGCCAGCGACGACGTGAAGGCATTTCTGGGCAAGACGACGCCGCGCGGTCGCGTCGACATGACGGTGCAAGCCGCTATCACCAGCGTGACCACCGACACCGACGGCGCCGCTGGCGATCTGGTGCAGGTCACCCGCTTGGCTGGTGTGCAGGCGCTGCCGCAGCGCCGGATGACGGTGCGCGACCTGCTGACCCCCGGCCGCATGGACGGCAGCGCCCTGGAGTACGTGAAGGAAACGGGCTTCACGAACAACGCGGGCATGGTGGCGGAAATGGCCAAGAAGCCCGAGTCGACCATGAAGTTCGACCTGGTGAGCACCACCGCCAAGGTGATCGCGCACTACATGAAGGCCTCGCGCCAGATCCTGAGCGACTCGTCCCAGCTCGCCAGCCTGATCGATGGCCGTCTGCGTTACGGTCTGGCCTTCAAGGAAGAGCAACAGCTGCTGAACGGCGACGGCACCGGGCAGAACCTGCTGGGCATCATCCCGCAGGCCACCGCCTTCGCTGCGCCGTTCGACCCGGCCGGCACCGAGACGAACATCGACAACATCCGCCTCGCGTTCCTGCAGGCTGAGCTGGCCGAGTTCCCGTCGACCGGCGTGGTGATGAACCCCATCGACTGGGCGCGCATCGAGCTGACCAAGGACACGACGGGCCGCTACATCATCGGCAACCCGCAGGGCGTCATCGGCGCCACGCTGTGGAACCGCCCGGTGGTGACGACCCAGGCCATCGCCGTGGACAAATTCCTGGCCGGCGCCTTCAAGCTGGGCGCGCAGATCTTCGACCGCTGGCAAGCGCGGGTCGAGGTGGCGACCGAGAACGAGGACGATTTCGTGAAGAACATGGTCACGATCCTGGCGGAGGAGCGCCTGGCGCTGGCCGTGTACCGCCCCGAGTCGTTCATCTACGGCGACTTCGGCAACGTGACCTGATCGCCCGTCGGCACAAATGCAGGGCCCGCTTCGGCGGGCCTTTCTTATTCCCCGAAGGAGAACGACATGCTCATCAAGTTCAAGAAGCCGGACCCTCGCGCGGGCACCGTCGCCCAGATGGACAGCAGCCTCGGCCAGCACTTCATCGAGCGCGGCTACGCTGATCTGCACAAGGAGCAGGCTGCGGCGGCGCCTGATGTGGCTGCGCCAGCGGAGTCCGCTCCTCAGGCCGCTGACACGCCCAAGGCTGGGCGGGGCAAGAAGTGACCCTGGTCGACCTGCCGACCGCGCTGGCTCACCTGCGCATCGACGCCGGTGAAGAAGATGCTCTGGTCACGCTCTACCTGGGCGCGGCCGAGGCCTCCGCCGTCGAGTTCCTGAACCGGAACGTGTACGTCGACCAGGCGGCGCTGGAGGCTGCCGACGAGCCGCCCGAGACTCTGCCTATGGTGGCGAACGCGGCGGTGCAGGCCGCCATTCTGCTGATCCTGGGCCACCTGTACGCCAACCGCGAAGAGGTCGCGCCCGGCACGATGACGAAGGTGCCGTTCGGCGCGCACGCGCTGCTGCAGCCGTACCGCATCGGCCTGGGGGTGTGACATGCGCGCCGGAGACCTGAACCGCCGCATCACCATCCAGCGCAAGGGCGCAGGCACCGACGACTGGGGTACGCCCCTGCCGGAATCCTGGGACGAGGTGGCCAAGGCCTGGGCGAGCATCCGCAACCTGTCGGGCCTCGGCGCGATCAAGGCGGACGCCCAGGCGGCGGTCGTGAAGACCTCCATCCGCATCCGCTACCGCGCCGACGTGGCTGCCGGCATGCGCGTGCTGCACGGCACCACGGTCTACGACATCAAGGCGGTGCTACCGGATGAGGCGGGGCGCGAGCACGTGGATCTCGTCTGCGAGGTGGTGAGCTGATGACCACGAAGGTGAACGTCGATGGCTTCGTGCAGGGCCTGCGGGCGACCCGGGCCAAGATCCGGCGCGCGGCGCGCCCGGCGGCCCAGGCGGCGGCGGAGCACTGCTACTCCCTGGCGAGGCTCTACGTCCCCATCTCTGAAGAGGCGCACACCTTCTACGGCCGCCAGTCGAAAAAGACCGGCGTCACCTACCACTTCAGCCCAGGCACCCTGCGCGACGCGATCTACCAGGTCTATTCGAAGTCGAACAGCACCGCGGGGCGCGCGACTTATCACCTGTCGTGGAACCACACCAAGGCCCCGTACGGGTACATGGTCCACAACGGCACGAGCAGGGCGCCCGCCCACCCCTTCATCACGCGCGCCATGAACGCCGGCAAGCCGGACGCGCTCAAGATCATGAAGGCCGAATTCATCGCGAGGGTGCAGGAATGAGCATCGAAACCCTGGTCGTCGCGGCGCTGAAAGCCCGGTGCCCCAACGTGTATCTGGTCGTTGCGCCCAACGGCGCGCCGCCCCCCCGGCTGGTGATCCAGCACGCGGGCGGCCGCACCCTGCGCTACGCCGAGAACACTTCCAACCTGCGAAACATCCTCCTGCATGTCTCTGCCTGGGCGAAGAGCTCGCCCGCTGCCTTCGCGCTGATCCGCCAGGTCGAAGAGGACCTGTGCGCACACCCGACGCTGCAGGTGGATCCCCAGGGTGAGCCTGACGCCGGCATCGCCGACGGCGCAGACGCTGATTCGCTCTACGGCGCCACGCAGATCTTCTCCATCTTCGGCCCGCGCGACTGATCACCGGCCTCCGCGCCAAACCGCCCGCAAGGGCTTCCACCGACGCCCGCACATGCGGGCTTTTTTTCGTCCCAAGAAAGGCCCACCATGGCACGCACTCCCACCGGCACCATCCACTCGGTCGCCACCGCCCTCGCTGTTGCGAAAACCATCACCGGCATCTCGAATGCCGCCGAAGCCGTCGTCAGCTCTGTCGGCCACGGCTACAGCGTCGGCGACATCGTCCTGGTGACTTCCAACTGGGGCCGCCTGAACTTCCGCGCATTCCGTGTGAAGTCCGTTCTGGCCGACAGCTTCGTGCTGGAAGGCGCGAACACCACCAACACCGAATTCTTCGCCCCCGGCGGCGGTGGTGGCTCGGTGCGCAAGGTCGCCAACTGGGTGGATCTGGACCGCACCATGAACCACAACTCCAGCGGCGGCGACGCGAAGACCGTGAACGTGAAGTTCATCGAGTCCGACGTCGAGATCGCCCTGAACGACGGCTTCACGGCTGTCCAGCGCACCTTCGACATGGACGCCGACATGATCGGCACGCCTGCCTACAACGCGCTGAAGACGCTGTCTGAAACCGGAGCAGACACGGTGATCCGCCGCCGCACCCGCGCCGGCGCCGTCTCCCTGGTGCCCGCCACCGTGAGCTTCAACGAGGAAGAAACCCTCACCGAAGGCCAGATCGTGACCGTGAAGGGCACGTTCAACGCCCAGAACATCAGCACGCGCTACGCCGCCTGATTACCGGGCTCCGGCCCACCCTCGCACCGACTGCAGCTCGCTTCGCTCTTCGCAGGGCGGGCGGGCTGCGGCACGGGCTTCTGCAACCCTGCGAAAGACCACCATGGCAAAAGAGAAAACCGTTCCCGTCACCGTCCTGACCACCCTGGGCGACCAGGTGCCCACCTTCGAGATGCCCATCACGCTGAAGAAGCTCGACGGCTCCGACGTGCAGTTCAAGGTCACCTGCAAGGCCCTGCGCAAGACCGAATGGGCCGGCCACCGCGATGCGCGCCAGCGCGCCCTGTTCGAGGGCATGCAGGCCGCCAACAAGAAGGCCGAGGAACTGACCGCCGCCGGCGGCGACGCGCCTTCGTACATCGAGACGGCCATCGCCAACATCGAGACCTATGGCGCCGAGGCCGGCATCCGCGAGGGCATCACGCTGGACGCCGCGCTGATCCTCCAGTTCGCCGAGGGCTGGAGCCTGACCGAGCCCCTGACCGCCAAGACCCTCGAGCTCATGGAAGACAAGTTCGGCGGCTCGCTGGGCAACATCATCGGCGCCTACGACAAGGCCATCTACCAGGGCCGCCTGGGAAACTGAAGCTGATCGGCCGAGCTCTGCACGAGCCGCCGATCACCGAGGCCGAAGCCCGGGCGGACGGCTTCGAACTCGAAGACTACGAGGCCGAGATCACCGAGCTCGAGGTGTGGCCCGACAACGAGCTCGCGACCCGGCTCTTCCGCCAGGTGGGCACCCGCTGGCTGTTCCCTGCCATGGGCGGAGTGCCGGTGGGCCTGCGCTGGGAAGCCATCTATCCGCTGATGGACCGGGCGGGGCTCGATGACGACGAGTGGAATGACCTGCACGAATCGCTGCAGGTGCTGGAGAGCGCGGCCGTGGTGACCATGCACGAGTTCGCGCCGAAACCGGAAAAGTAGGAGCCGCTTCGGCGGCCCTTTCAACACACGAGCCCTGCCGCATCCGCCGCAGGGCTTTTTGCATTGGATGTCCGCATGGCCGACATGAAGGTTCAGGGCGAGTTCGAGATGGACACGACCAAGGGCGAAGATGCCCTTGCGCGTGTCGAATCTGGCGCTCGTCGGATGGCGAGCACCGTCAAGCAAGCGGGGGACAGCGCCGCCAATGCCCTGGGCGGCATGGGAGACAAGGCCGAGCAGAGCGCCAAGGGGATGGAGCGCGCCAATGCCGCGCTGGCCGCTGCCGCAAAGCGCGCCATCTCCGAATCGCAGCGGGCGATTGTCGAGGCCCAGGGCTACAACCTGAAGTCGGCGGAGGGCCTGGAGCGCCTCGCGCGGCTGCGCGGCGCCGACGTGGACGCGATCTCGGGGCAGCTCGGCGCGTTGCGCACGCTGCGCGCCGAGCAGGAGCGGCTGACCAAGACGCTGCAGGAACAACGCGACGTGGAAATGCGCGCGCGCCAGCAGAACGAATTCGTGAATTCGCTGCAGAGCCAGGTCACGGCCATCGGCAAGACGCGCTCCGAGCTGCTCGCGCTGCAGGCTGCGCAGCTGGGAGTCTCGGACAAGGCCGCGCCGATGATCGCCCGCCTGCGCGAGCAGGAGGCCGGCTTCGCCAAGCTGGGCACCAGCGCCGGCCAGACCCGCGCCGCGCTGGCGCAGCTCCCCATGCAGTTCAGCGACATCGTGGTGTCGCTGCAAGGGGGACAGGCGCCGCTGACGGTGTTCCTGCAGCAGGGCGCTCAGATCAAAGACAGCTTCGGTGGCGCCGGTGCGGCGCTGAAGGCCATGGGCGGCTATGTCCTGGGCCTGATCAATCCGCTGACGCTGGGCGCGGCCGCCGCCGCCGCGCTGGCGGTGGCTTACTACCAAGGATCGAAGGAGGCAGAAGGCTACCGCAACGCCCTGATCCTGACGGGCAATGCCGCCGGCACGACTTCGGGGCAGATGAAAGCCTACGCCCAGGACATCAGCGGCATCGTGGGCACGCAGGGCAAGGCCGCCGAGTCGCTGACGGCGCTTGCCGGCTCCGGCAAGGTGTCGGCGGAGGTGTTGCGCGATGCTGGCCTGGCCGCAGTGCAGTACGAGCGCGCTACGGGTCAGGCCGTCAGCAAGACGGCAGAGCAATTCGCCTCGCTGCGCAATGAGCCGCTCTCGGGCGTGCTGAAGCTCAACGAGGGGATGAACTTCCTCACGGAGAGCACGTACCGCCAGATCAAAAGCCTGGAAGACCAAGGGCGCATCGCGGATGCCGCGCGCGTGGCGCAGGAGGCGTACGCCAATGCGCTGAGCGGGCGCTCGGCCGAGGTTGAGCGCAACCTCGGCGGCCTTGAGCGAGCCTGGAGGTCAGTGGCGGACTCGGCGAAAAAAGCGTGGGACAACATGCTCGGGGTCGGGCGCGCCCAGACCACCCAGGACCGGCTCAAGCAAGTCCGCGACGAGATCGCCGCTGTCGAAAAGCAGCTGGACGGCGGCAAGGGCTTCGTCTCGACGGAGGGCGGTGCAGCCTATGGCAGCGGTCGTGGCGCGCTGAACGCCGCAGCCCAGCAACAGCTGCGCGACCGTCTCGCAGGGCTCGGCGCTCAGGCCGCGGCGCTGGAGGGCGTTACGTTTGCGGAGAAGGCCGCCGCCGACGCTGCGCGTGAACGTGCGGACCAGATGCGCGCCGCGCAGGCTTGGGACAAGGACGGGGCGAAGTACCTTTCCGATGCGGCCAAGCTGGAGCGCGACCTCACCCAGGCGCGCAACGAGGGCACCGCCGCGGGCAAGTCGCAGGCCGAGATCAACGAGCGCCTGGCGAAGATCCGCGAGGAATACGCCAAGAAGGGTGGTGGCGCGGCAGCGGCCAAGGCGGAGCAGAGTGCCTATGCCACGCTGATCGCGTCGGTGAAGGCGCGCCTGGAGCAGAACGAGCAGGAAATCGCCACCGGCGCCAAGTTGAACGAGGCGCAGAAGCTGCGCATTCAACTCGTCGCCCAACTGGAATCTGGCTCCCGCAAGATGACGGCCGCCCGGCAGGCAGAGACGAAGGCGTCGCTCGATGATCTCGATGCTTCCGAGCGCCGGCTGGCCGTGGCGCAGGCGCAGCGCAAGTTCGAGGGCGAGCGCGACAAGGAGGCTTCACGCATTGCCGAGCAAACGGCCAAGATCAACGAGAAGGCGCAGGCACTGGAAGACGAAGCGGCGGCGTACGGCAAGACCGCCGACGAGCTCCGCGCGCTGACCGTCGAGCGACTGAACGAGCAGAAGGCGATGCTGATGGGCTTCGACGGCTCTCAGCAGCGCATCGACCAGCTCAACGAAGAGATTGCCGCGGTCCAGCGCCTCGGCGCCGCAGAAACCAAGATCGCCGACCTGAAGCTCGGCAGCAGCTCGGACGAACTGCTGAACAACGCCCGTGAACAGGCGAAGCTGTACGAAGACGAGGTGCGCCTGATCGGCCTGTCGGCTGTCGAGCGTCAGAAGGTCGTGGCGCTCCGCCAGGTCGAACTGAAGTACGCCAAGGAGCTGGAGCGCATCAAAAAGTCCGGCGCCAGCGATGACGCCAAGGAGGCGGCCCGCATCAAGGCGCTCGAGGCAAAGCAGATCGAGAGCCAGGCCGCCGTCTCCAAGGTCGTGGAAGAGGACTGGAACAAGACCTCCCAGCTGATCGGCGACACCCTGGCCGACTACATCATGGGCGGCGGCAAGGACGCGGCGCAGTACCTGAAGCGGCTGTTCGCCACCCTGGTGCTGCAGCCCCTCGTGCAGATCGGCGTGGGCGGGGTGCTCGGGGCGCTCGGCCTGGGCGGTGGCGGCGCGGGCGGCGGCGGCGGCGCAGGGAGCATCCTCAACTTCGCCAGCAACGCGCGCTCGGCCTACAGCCTCTACCAGGGCGGATTCTCGGGCCTCACCGCACCGGGCAGTGCCTACTACGGCTTCGCCACGTCGGGCGTGGGCCAGAGCCTGGGCCTGAGCAACTCTGTGGCCATCGCAGGCAACAACCCCAGCGCCTATGCGCCGGTTGGCACCCAACTGGCCACGCCCGGGATGACTGGCTTTGCCGGAGCCGCTGGCTTCCTGGCCGCTGTCGCACTGGTGGCCAATGCCTTCGGTGCCTTCGCGTCCAACAAGATCGTGGGAGGCGGCCTCCAGGGCACGCTGGGCGGTGATGACCTGTCCGCCTACCAGCTGTGGCGCACCGGCGGCACGTTGTTCAACGGCCCGAGCTACCGCACGCAGGACCCCGCCAAGCAGATCAAGGAGTACGAGAAGGAGCTGGAAACCATCCGAGGCGCCGGCAACGGCTCTTCCTACCGGGCCACGTGGCTGCAGGACCAGATCAAGTTCCTCAACGAGCGCTACGGCCCCGACATCGCCCAGGGCAAGAAGCAGTCCGACGCGATCCAGGAAGCCTACAAGGCGATGCGCACCAACGTGGGCGACATGGCCGACGTGCTGGGCCTCGACTCCAGCAAGGTCCGCAAGTACACGATGGCCGTGGGCACCGATGTCATCCACCCCGACACGGGCGGCATGGGCATCAAGTTCGACGGGCTCGACGCGAACGGCATCCAGCAGAAGATTCAGGAGGCGCTCGCCAGCGCGAACAACGCCCTGGCCGAGCAGGTGATCGGCTCGTGGGTGACGACGACGGAGACGGTGCGCCGCACCATCGAGCTCAGCCGGCCATCCAGCGGCGACTCCACCGAGAACCTGCAGGGTGACTACCGGGAGGTGGAAGAGACCGTCACCCGGACGCACTACGTCGCCAGCGAGTTCGCCCGCGACGGCGAAAACGCCATCGCCACGCTGACGCGCCTGGCGACCAGCCTGACCACTGTGAATGGCGTCTTCGAGGACCTGGGAACGACCCTCTACGCCTCCAGCCTGGCCGGTGGCGACATGGCGAGCCAATTGATTGACCTGTTCGGCAACGCGGACAACTTCCGAGGCGCGGCGAGCACCTACCTGCAGAACTTCTACAGCCAGGATGAGCAGCGGGAAGCGGTGCGCCGCCAGCTCCAGAAGCAGCTGGACACGGTGGATCTGAAGCTGCCCGACATCAACGCCGCCGACGCGCGTGCGCAGTTCCGCTCGCTGGCCGAAGCGCAGGACCTCACCACCGAGTCGGGCCGCAAGGCCTACGCCATGCTGCTGCAGCTGGCTGGCAGCTTCGCTGCAGTGACCGACGGTGCCGCGGCGTCGCTGGAGGCTGAACGCCAGAAGAAAATCGCGGACACCCGCGCCGGCCTGGAAGAGCGCCTGCTGGCCGCCCAGGGCAAAGATCGGGCCGTGCTCGACCTGCGCCGCAAACAGGAATACGACGCGCTCTGGAAACTGGACCCCGAGCTGGCAAAGCTGGTCGCCAAGATCTACGAGCTGGAGGATGCATCCAAGGCCGCAGCTGACGCCGCCGCGCGCGCCGCCGAGATCGAGGCCAAGGGCTTCGACATCGAGCAGCGTCGCCTGATCGCGGAAGGCCGCGACCGTGAAGCGCTGGACCTGCGCCGCAAGCAGGAGTACGACGCGCTGTGGAAGCTCGACCCGGCGCTGGCGAAGGCCACCGCCAAGGTCTGGGAGCTGGAAGACGCCGCGGCCGCGCTGGCCGCCGCCGAGGAAGCGCGCGGCAACGCCATGCGCGACCTGGCCGACGCCATGGGCCGCCAGCGCGAAATGTGGGAAGGGCAGCTCGAGGCCATCGACACCCAGCGCCAGGTGCAGCAGGAGGCATTGGGCCTCATCACCGGCATCTTCGACCTGGTGCGCAGCAATGCGCGGGACCTCTACGGCGAGGTGCAATCCACCGCCGCCATGCAGGCCGCCCAGGGCAATGCGTTCATCGCGCAGGCCCTCTCCGCGGCTATGCGCACGGGCTACCTGCCGGAACAGGACGCCCTGCAGCAGGCCATCAGCGGCGCGCGCGCCGGGCTCGACAGCAGCCAGTACCAGAGCCAGGTGGACGCGGACTTCGCGCGTCTGGTGCTGGCCGGCCAACTGCGGGCCCTGGAAGAGATCGCAGGCCCGCAGAAGACGGCGGCCGAAAAGCAGATCGACGCGCTGGACAGCCAGACCGAGGCCCTCAACAAGCTGATCAAGGACCAGCAGAAGGAATACGACCTTATCCAGCGCCAGGTCGATATCGCGAACGGCACCTACAACGCGACCATCACCGTGGCGCAGGCGACGGCCAACATCTTCGCGCTGCTGTCGAGCAAGACGCCGGGCGCCACCGGCAGCGGCTCGGGTGCGGCTGCCGGCGGATCGACGGGCGCAGCGGGCGAGCCGGTCTGGGGAGGCACTGCCACGAGCAAGGGCACGGGCGTCACCCCCTACGTGCCCCCGGCCTACGTGGAGCCCTCGGGCGGCACGGCCTGGGGCGGCACCATGGGCCCGGGCTCGGCCAATCCGCTCAACGCGCTGTTCGTCGACGACGACGGCCGCGTGCACTACGCCGATGGCAGCGTGGGGCCACCGGCCGACGGCTGGGTGGACGAAACCGGGCATTGGGTCTGGGCGAAGAACAACCCCAACTACGGCCGGCGCGGGATGCTGTCCTTTGCCGTGGGCACGAACTACGTGCCGCGCGACATGGTCGCCAACATCCACGAGGGCGAGCGGATCATCCCGGCGGCTGACAACCGGGCGCTGATGGCAGCAGTGAACGCGGGCGGGCAGGGCAACACCGCGCGCCTGGAGCGGCTGGTGGAGGTGCTGGCCGAGAAGCTGGAGACGGTCACGCAGGAGCTGGCCGAGATCCGGGGCAACACGGGCCAGCACGCCGAGCAATTCGACAACTGGACGATGAGCGGCACCGGCGCGGCGCCCGTGAAGGTGTCCAACACCCCCACGGTGCGCGTGACAGAGGAGGCCACCGCGTGAGCCACTACATCGACCCCATCGCCATCTCGGCCGACCAGATCCTGGCGGGCACGAGCCTCGCGGAAGACCCGACGCCGGCCTGGGCCGCTGGCACCTACGCCATCGGCTACGAGTGTCACGTCGTGGACACGCACCGCGTCTACCGCCGCACGCTCAGCACCGCCAGCACGGTGCGGCCTGACCAGGACCCGTCCGGCTGGGTGGACGTGCGGCCGACCAACCGCTGGGCGCCGTTCGATGAGTACACCGACACGCCCGCCGAGTCGGCGAGCGACATCGTGTACGTCCTGCGCTCTCGGTTCGTCAACGCGCTCAACCTGCGCGGCCTGGTGGGCACGGGCGTCAAGGTCGTCATCAAGGACCAGACCGGCGGCGAGGTGCTCTTCCAGTACCCGGAGGGTGGCGGCCTCGCCCAGCTCAAGCGGCCGGCGCGAGGCTACTACGACTATGCCTTCGGGGACCGGAAGTACCAGACCACCCTGGTGCTGCGCAACCTGCCCATGCGTGCGAACGCCGAGATCACGATCACGGTGACCGCCAGCGCCGGCCAGCCGCGCGAGATCGGAATGATCGTGCGGGGCAAGTTCCGAACGCTGCAGGGCCTGGGCATCGGCGGCGTGCAGGAAGACGCCCAGGTGATTCCCAAGACCTACACCGAGCAGCAGGAGCAGCCCGATGGCCGCATGCGCACCACCGTTCGCGGCAGCTCCACCGACCTGAGTTTCTCCATCGTGATGGAGCGCGAGTACGCCGACCAGGCCGTGCAGGCGCTGCAGGACTTGCTGAGCAAGCCGGTCGCCTGGTTCGTCAGCACGCAGTCGGGATTCGCCGGCCTCTCCACCTTCGGCATTGCGCAGCGCTCGCCCGTGCGCTACCGCAACCGCCTCGCCTACATCGACATGCAAGTAAAGGGATACGTCTGATGGCAATCACCGCCCCCACCCCCATCACCGCGGCGCCGCCGGTGCCCGACTCGGGCCAGCCCGAGCCGACCTTCGACGCGCAGTACGAGGCCTTCAACACCTGGGAGCGCCAGCAGCTGGTGCCGGGCGCCAACGCCCTGGCGCAGGTCACCTACCAGAACGCGCTGGAGGCAAAGGCAGCGAAGGACGGCACTGACGGGGCCGTGCAGATCGCAATCGAAAAAGCCAGCCAGGCGGATCAATCCCGCTCTGCCGCGCAAGCTGCTGCCGTCGCGGCGGCCGAGCAAGTGACCCTCGCCGGCAATGCCGCCGGCCAGGCCGAGGCCAGCCGCATCGAGGCTTCGAAGATCAACCTGGGCGCCAAGGCCTCCGCGCCGACCGTGGACAACCAGGGCCAGGCGTTGCGCGTGGGCGCAACCTACTACGACACGACGCTGAACAAGCTGCGCGCATGGACGGGGACCACCTGGGCCGACTCGGTCAATGTGACGGCGGGGGTGAAGTCGCTCAATGGCGAATCGGGCGACCTGGTCAAAACTACGCTCGCCGGCTACGGGCTCACCGACGCCATGGCCAAGACCACGGCACTGGCAGCCGGGGCCAACCTTAACGCCGTGCTGACTCCAGGCTTTTATCTGCTGGGCTCCACCTACACCAACGGATTGGCCGGATTTGAAGGGGGACACCTCATTGTCTCGGCGTTTGGCTCTACGGCGATTCAGTTGCTGGTTTCCTCCTCCAATGGCAACTCCGCATCGCGCGGCGTTTCGGGTATCGGCGGCACAGCCGTTTTCACGCCCTGGCGCCGTGACCTGAAAACCAACTCGACCCCGGTCGCGATGACGGACTCGACCATCCGGACCGCGCTCGGCGACTATTTCACCGACACCGTCTCCGCGAACAAGAGCTACTCGTTCGACAACGGGCTGTCTGCCGCGTCTTTCGCAATTGAGATCACTCACACCGGCGGCGCGATCGCTTGGCCAGGCTTCGTGGTGTGGCGAAACGGGACTGCTCCATCTGGTCTGATGACCGGGCGCCGTCACCTGTTCTTCTTTCAACTGGCCGCAGACAACACGCGCTACTACGGCTCCTGCATCGAGAACTTGCCATGAGTACGCGCGGGATGATGTCGTCATCGGCGTCCTCGGGCGCCGCGCCAGGGCCATCCAACACGCTCAACATCCAGGGCAGCCAGATCGCCCCGGACCTGCGCAGCATGGCCATCGCATCCGGGTGGGACCAGGCATCGAAACTGTTCGTCAACATCACGGCGCCGTACATCAACCGCCTGGTGGTGTCGCAGTCCTTCCCCGCTGGCATCGAAATCACCATCGGCGCGAACACCATCGTGTCGAGCGATGGATCTTCAGCTGCACTCACTGCCAGCGTGCCGGTCTCCGTGCGCAACCTCGGCCAGGTCCTGGCGAGCGGCGGCAACGGGGGATATGGCGGACTGATCACGGTCTTCTACCAAAGCCAGGCAGTCAGCGGGTACGGCGGGGCAGGGGGTGCGGGGGCCGGATTCGCGCCCGGCAGCCTCGCCTACTCGTCCACTGGCGGCGGCGGAGCGTCGGGCAGTTCGCAAACCTACACCGGCCCAACCTTCCCCGGCGACGTGCCCGCAACCGCGCGGGGCGGCGATGGCGGCGGAGGCGGTGGGCACGGACAGGCCGGCCTGTCCGGCTTCCCCGGCAGTGCCTCCGGGACCTACACCTCATCGTCCAGCAGCCCACCAGGTGGTGTCGGCTCGCCGAGCAACGCCGTCACCGGCAATTCATACATCACCTGGCTCGCCACCGGCACGCGCACCGGCGCCATCACCTGAGAGGACTCTCCATGTACGTCAACACCGAAACCGGCGAGTACCCGGTCAGCGAGGCGCAGATCCGCGAGCGTCATCCCGAGTGGTGCTACCCGATCCCCTTCGAGCCCTGCGATGGGTACGCGCTGCCCGCGCCTGCCGAGCCGCCCGCATACAACCCTGCGACGCACCGGCTGGTCGAGTCGGCGATCAAGGACGGCGACGGGTGGCGCCAGAAGTGGACGGTGGTCAAGCTCAAGGCCGCCGAGTCCGCAGAGCTGCTGGCGACCGAGAAAGCGCGCCTGCTGACGGCTGTCACCGCTCGGCGCTGGGAGATCGAGACAGGCGGCGTGACCTTCCCGGACGGCACGCGCATCGGCAGCACGACCGAAGACCAGAACCGCATCACCACGGTGATCGCCAACGCGGCGCTGGCGGGCGTCAGCAGCGTGGACTTCAAGGCCGCATCGGGCTGGGTGTCGCTGACGCTAGCCGAGCTGCAGAGCGTGGCCGCCGCCATCGCGCTGCATGTGCAGGCCTGCTTCTCCGCCGAGCGCGCCCACCACGAGGCCATCGATGCGCTGACCACCCTGGCGCAGGCCCAGGCATACGACATCAACGGAGGCTGGCCAGCATGACCCGCACGACCCCAACCACCAACCCGCGCCGACTCATGAAATTCGATCCTACCGTCAGCACCGGGACCATCATCCAGACGCTGGTCTTCATCATTGGCGTGGCTACGGCCTACGGCGGCTACCGCGAGGACCAGGTCAAGCAGGACGGGCGCATTGCGATGGTCGAAGCGCTGGCCGACAAGGATCGCGACAGCACCAAGGAATCGCTGAAGAAAATTGAAGGCCAGGTGGCTGATCTTGCCAAGAGCAATCAGGACATCAAGGAATCCCTGGCCATCCTGCGCGGCCGCGCGGCGGAACCGGGGAGCCGTAAGTGACCACGGCGACCCACGACCCTATTGCGCTGGTCGAAGCCCTGACGCACGGCAACGTGCGCGCCTTCCTGCGCATGCTGCGCCACGGCGAGGGCACGGCCGGGGAGGATGGCTACCGCGTGATGTTCGGCGGCGGCCGCTTCGACAGCTTCGCTGACCACCCGCGACAGGCCATCACGCGCAAGCTCGGCGGCAACCCGATCACCAGCACGGCTGCCGGCGCCTACCAGTTCCTCTCGCGCACCTGGGACGGCCTGGTCAAGCAGTACGGCTTCGCCGACTTCAGCCCGAAGAATCAGGACCTGGGCGCTGTTGCGCTCATCACGGGACGCAAAGCCCTGGACGACGTGATCGCCGGCCGCTTCGAAGTCGCAGTGCGCAAGTGCGCGCGCGAGTGGGCCAGCCTGCCGGGCAGCCCGTACGGCCAGCCCGTGGTGACCATGGCCCGGGCCCGCCAGGAATACGAGGACGCAGGCGGCACGTACTCGGCGGAGTTGCCGGCCATCACCATCAATCCCATCGCATCGATCACCCCAACCACCCAGGAGGCTCCCGTGACCCCATTCGTCTCAGCCGTGCTGCCATCCCTCATCGACCTGGTGCCCAAGCTGGGCAAGATCTTCAGTTCCGGCTCCGATACGGCCGAGCGCAACATCAAGGCAGCCGAGGTGGTCGTGTCCGCCGCCAAGGAGGCCATCGGCGCGCGCAACGAGCAGGAGCTGATGGAAACCATCAAGGCGGATCCGGAGGCGGCGGCGCTGGTGCGCTCAGCCATCGAGGCGCAGTGGTTCCGCCTGGAAGAACTGGGCGGTGGCATCGCCGCAGCGCGGGAGGCCAACGCCGCCTACCTGCAGCCCAACGCGCCAGGCTTCTGGCTCAATCCCGCGTTCTGGGTGTCCGCAGGCTTCCTGCTGATGCCACTGATGATCCTTTTGGACATGCTCTTCGTCCACCCGGCGGTCTACAACGACACTTTGCGGATCCAGATCGTGACGGCCATCCTGGCGCTGCTGGGTGTGGTGGGTGCGTACTGGCTGGGCACCAGCTTCAGCAGCCAGCGAAAGAGCGACCCGCGGGTAGCAGGAGGGTAGGAAATTGATGAGTACGGAATGCACCCCGGGCGACCGCGCGATAGGTCAAGTCGGTCGTCACCCGGATGCAAAGCTCTCAGGGTTTTTTAAACTGAAGAGTGCTGTGTCATGTTCGCTGTCCCACACCTTTCGTACCTCTGCCGTTAGAAGAGCGTTAGTTCCATTCCCGTGTAACGCGTCACCACTGCTGACAGAACGAAGCTAGAGTTACCGCCTGTCGCAACCCTTCGAAGGTCGAAATGAGAATTCGAAACAGCTTCGTGTGCCTGACCCTGACGCTGACCGGTGCGGTCGGGTTCGCACAAGGTGCGGCCCCCGGCCTTTACGTGCCACCGGGCTCATCGTTTGACACTTCAGTTTTTGGTAGTTCTCTAGACCTCGGTTGCACTTCAGTCTTGGTGGAGGGTGCTTTAACGGTCGGCGGCTCCACAGTGCAGGGCGCAACGGATGTTCTCGTTAACGGCGGTAGTGTTGCCGGCGATACGGGCACCATTAGCCTCAGCGGCACCTTTAGCAATGCGGGCAGCTTCGACCCTGGCACCGGCACGGTGGCATTTGTGGACTCCTGTGGGGCTGGAGACGCGAAAATCGTCGGTCCGACGACTTTCACGAACCTTTCTTTCGCAAGCACCGCCGGCCGTAGGCTCGTGATTCCCACTGGCACTTCCATCACGGTAACGGGCACCTTGACGTTGCAGGGCACGCCAAGCGCGCCTGTTTCGATCGTCACAGCTGATGGCTCTCCTGCAATCATCAATGTCGCTCCTGGCGCAACGGTAGTGAGATCGAACGTCACCCTCCAGCCGGGTGTGACCATCGGAGCACCGGTCGTCGGAACTGCTTCACCCATCCCCACCTTGAGCGAATACGGCTTGATGGTGCTTTCAGCGCTCGTTGGAGTGTTGGCCTTCGCCAACCGCCGCCGCTTCAGTACAAAGGACTCAAATGCACCTGCTTAACCCATCCCTGGTCCGTTCATTGATCGCTGGCAGTGCGGTGCTGTCGACCGTCGCAATGGCAGCGGACATCACCGCTACAGTGCCGCAAGGCGGCGGCTTCGTAGTCAAGGGCGCAACAGCGAATCAGGAACGTTTCCGCGTCCAGGACAACGGCGATGTGTTTCTGCCGGCGATCGGCGGTGCTGCAACTGCCGCTACCCTGACTTGTTTCGACGCAGCTACCGGAAAGCTCGGTCCTTGCGCTGCGGGAGTCGGGGCAGGGCCCGCTGGTCCAGCGGGGCCTGCAGGCCCTACCGGCGCAGCGGGACCCGCTGGCCCACAGGGCCCGGCAGGTCCGATCGGCGCCGCGGGGGCTGCGGGAAGTTCAGGCATCCAGGGCCCAGCTGGACCGCAGGGGCCTCAGGGGGTGCAAGGGCCAGCAGGCCCCGCTGGACCAGCCGGGGCTGACGGCGCTCAGGGCCCACAGGGGGTGGCAGGCCCTGCTGGTCCTTCCGGCTCTGGCTCCAGCGCAAAACTGGTCGATGCCAACAACGTCGTGCTGGGGACCGTACTCACTGCAGCGCGAAACACCGTCGACATTCTCACGACAACTGGGAATGTGGTTTCGTTGCGGTGGACCGGGGCATATGCTCCCGCCCAGATCTACTACTCAGCATTTAGCGGTGGTACGTGTAGCGGCACCGCTTGGCTGAACTCTGGCAATAACGTTCCCGCTTACGAGTATGCGAAGTGGACTGTGTACTCCCTTAGCAAGAGCTCGCTGATGGTTCCTGTGGCGTCAAGCATTCAGCCGGATGGCTCTGCCGTTACGACCACGGTAGCTGCGCAGGGTATCGACAACGCTTCAACCGGCTGTACCGCCAGCTCAAGTACCCAGCAAGGTTGGGAGTTGACCCCTGTAACGCCTGCCTCGATTGGACTTCCAGCCCAAGTCGTTCCTCCGATACGCATTCAGCAGTAAATGCCTCAGCCCTGTGAGTTGAGCCTGCGCCGCACCACCCTTATGGCACGGCGAAGATTGAACGGCTACAGGGGTATGAGGGGGAGTTGCTGGCGGCGCTAGTCGCTTGTCAGCGTCCAATCACGTAGAGGGCCCGTGCTCTAACTGCAGATATGGACGGAACAAGTTGGCGAGCTGAAGATGCTGATCCTGCAGTGCAGCACCCATGTCGTTGAACTTCGTGTACTGCTGCATGTCCACCGGGTGCCCATTTACAAACACCAGCATCGCGCCTTCTAAGTGGTAAATCGCCACCTGCGGCAAAAGTTCACCGTACAACCAATCGGCAATCTTTTCGTCGAACAGCCACTTCACGGGAGCGAATCGCGGGATGTAGTCTCCCATACCGCCTCGTTCCGCTACAGATTCCGGAGACAGGTTGATGTACTCGGCAATCGCGTTGTAGACAGCCACCCGCTTATCGAACAAATCCAGCTTGAGTTTGTTCTGCGCAGTTCTGGCTTGCTGCCGAGCGATGTCTGCTTGGATGGAACCAAATCTCCATGCAATGAAACTGGCAGACATAGCGCCTATGAGCGCTACGGCGGGTGTCAGGTAAGGCTGGACGTCCAT